TGATTCGAATTGGTCGATTACACCTGCATCGGTTTTAAGACGTTCTTCATTGAGTCGATTTACTGCTCCCATGTTTTGGTCATAGGTAGCAAGTATCTTACCCATCTTATCTCTACCAGAAGCAATATCTCGAAGTACTGGAAGCATACCACGATTACCACGAACACCAAAGATATTGAAGAAGGTTGGTGTTTCTATCCGTGAAGGTAAATCTACTGCGGCCTTAGCAAACTTCTGATAGATAGTGTAAAGGTCTATAAGGTTACCTTGAGCATCGAAGAATTCATCTGGACTTAAGCCCAGGTCTGCTAAAGCGTTATAGCCTTTCTTTTTTTGATTAACAAGAGAGAGTTGTAAGTAACGAATCATATTAGCCAGAGAGGTACCTGCCATAGAACCCTGTATACCCATATCTCCCAATACACCGATGGCAGCAGCCGTTTGCCGAAGGTCTACTCCAGCAGTTGCCATATCTGCTCCTGCATAAGATATGGACTGGGCTAAGTCTGTCAAAGATATATTTGCATTAGTAACTGCAGTATATAAGTCATCGGTTACTCTAGCGGCTTCTGTCATTGGGATTTGGTACATTGACATGATATTAGTTATCAAGTCAGCTACACCACCTTTCTGTCCCACTGGCATTGTAAAGATTGAAGCCAGCTTAGATGCTGGCCCAATCATTTCTTTAATAGCATCGAATTTATTACCTGCCATAGCCAGGTATCTTTGTCCTGATGCAACATCCGAAGCAGTAAGAGGAGTTATCTCATTGACATCTTTTGCCAATTGTAACATTTCTCTTTGTTCTGCAATGGTAGCACCAGCAATTTTCGAAGCAGTCCAAACTTCATTCTGAACACCCGCAGAGTATTTATAGGCCCTTGCCATTCCCCCTACGAGCTGCATTCCGAAGTCCATTGTATTGGAAGCTGACATCTGTATACCTCTATTCCAGGTATTCATATCATTCATCATTGTTCTGAATGACCCAGATATCTTGCCAGCCTCCTGAGAGAATCGGTCTTTTAATACCATGGCAACACCGACCTCTACTATACTCCTACTGGTATTCATAATTTATTTTCTTTTCTTTAGTTGTTTATAATATTGTTCGGCCATTTCCTTAAATATTTTCCTGATTCTATACGGAAGACGTAAAAAGCCGAAATAGTCTAAGGCTATCTCGGCTCTGGTGATATAAACAAAATCACTCTCTAACATTACTCTTCCGTCAGGTAGAAAAAATTGGGTGCCCAAACTATAGGATAAGTTCTTTCTTCTCCAGTTAAGGGATTAGTAATATGGGACTCTCCCTTAAAGATAGGGTCAATAGAGATTATATACTTTCTCATCTCAGCCATATCTTTTGCTGTAAATGGAGTAAAGTTTTCTACCTTCTCCCAATTACCGTCTACTTCTAAGTAAAGATTCCGACAAAGTAAGGGGGCATTCTTAGTTTGTTTATCCAAGGGTAACTTCATGAACTCCTGTTCTCCCTTACCAGTCATACAATCAAATTTGATTTTCTTGCCCGATGAAAGAAGATATTCATGACCGGTTAATTGAATACCCTTTGGATAATAAGGGATGGCATCTGGTTTTTCATCAAATACCCTATTATCAGTGGGTACTTCTGAATAATCGAAAAGGAACTCATGAAGGTCTTGGCCATAAGTAACTTTACCACCGTTCTCTTTACCCCAGTCATATTCAAATTCTACTTCCTCTCCCAATGAGAATATACGAGAATTGAAAATAATTGCATAGCGGTCATTGACTGGTAGATTGAGAGCATCATCAACGGTTAGCTTACCGTTAGGAGTGGCATTAGTTCTAATTACGATTGCTGCAATGAACTTGGTAAGGTTCATTAAAGTTTTCATGTCTGAAAGGTTACTGAGAATGTCTTCATCAGCTCCATTCTGTTCTCTAATTTCATATTCGAAACCAGAGGGTCCGGTAAATCTAAATGTTCTAAATTCCATAACTTTGATATATTTAATGTTTACAAATGTTCATAGTACTCCGTATAACAACAAGAAAGGGGTGAGCTCCTATCACAGGAATCCCACCCCTCCACCGAATCTTAGTGAAAATAGGCTAAGGAATTAGTATTTGTCTGCAGTACCAACCGAGAACTCTATGGACTCTATGGTATTCTCTGAAGCCATTCTGTCCAAGTCTAAGCCAGTAACTTTACAGGGCCAAACCTCTTCGAAGATATGGGTGTTAAGAACTGAGACTCCGTCTTCAGCAAGTTCATTTACGATTGCAGTTTCCCATATCTGAGCAGGAGGTAATCCCCCACCGGCAATCATATCTTGGCAAGCATAGAGCCAATCATGAAGCCAGGTATCTGAACCTGCAGTAGTCATAAGTTTCTCTACGATAAGATTACCAACTGAAACCCTACCTGGAGTTTTAACGTCTCTATTGACATCCCCATGAGCAACCTGGTCAATCTCTATATCGGGCAAAGTACAAGTTTGGAACAGATAAGTATTGATAGGGTGCTTGGGGAACATGATACTCCACAAGAACTTCTTCCGTGGATTTTTTACTTTTGCTCCCATCGTTATAATTGTTTAAGCGTTATTACTTGATTCCACAATTGATACAGCCTTAGAAGCTGCATCAATTACAATCTCCATAGTTACCTCTTGCATAGGAACTACATCCTTATACTTAAGGATAGCACGGTACTTACCTTGACGGGCATCTGATTCGTTATTTACGGAAAGATCATCCCAAGAAGTTGCATCCTGGTCACCCATCCAAGTATATTCTGTCATGGCATCTTCGTCTACCAAAGAATCTAACGTAGGTTTAACTTCCAACCAAATTCTTTTCCAAGTACTCCAAACATTGGGCTCTTCCAGGTATTTGTTAAGTACGGGACGAAGGAACTTCTTCAAATACAAATTCAATCTTACGATTGAAAGGAATCTTTCTGAATCCTGTTTTACCTGAGAAGAGAAGCAATGCCATAGCATGGTTTGTTTACCTGCATCGGGAGTATCTTTGATTACCATCTCATTGATATAATTCTGAGCAAGTGTGTTCAGTTCATTATATCGAGAAGGAGAACCATAATTTGGGCATACTGGTCCAACGGCATCTCCAATAACTCCCCGGTTCATACCAGCAAAGGATTTCCAAGGACCGTATTGAGTAGCAGAAGCATCTCCCAAACCTGCAATGGTACCCACTACATCGGAATCCTGAAGGTTACCGTTTTCGTTGTAGTACTTAAGGCCACCACCAAAATAAGCAATGTACTTAGAGTTACCTACAGTACCGAGGCAAGTCTGTACCCAAGTAACCTGAGCTTTGTAATCTCTGGGTTGTGTACCTTGAGTATAATGGGTCAAGTGTTTTGGAACTTCGATATACAGTACCCATTCCATTAATTCTTTTGCCATATCTGCAGCAGCCTTATATACCTTGAGTACATCAGCATCAGCAGTAAGGTGTTGAGAGATATGGGAAATGAATAATTGGTAAAAGTCAGTGTAGTCCCTTACTAAATCCAATGAAGCGATCCATTCATCAGCAGTAGGGTTAGAACCAGCACTACCTACGGTACCGGTAAATAGTTTCTCGGTATCGGAAGGAACTGCTCCCCCAACTGTTACAGTAACGGCATTTTTTGTACCATCTACACTATCGGTAAGCCATTTTATTAAGTTCTCAAAAGATGAACCAGCAACTACTACCGGTTTAATATACTCTGAGTTCTTAGCAAAGGCACTAAGAGCAAGGTAATCTACCGAAGTATTATTGTTATCATCGGCAGTTTTATAAGTTACTACCGGACCTTGTTCAAGTACCTGGCCATTGCCTGAATAGATTCTATAATACAAGGTATTGGATTGTTTATAGAAACCTACCTGGAAGGTATCAGTACTACCGATGGGGTCTCCATAACCTTTGGTTACCAATCCCAAACTATAAGTAGTTCCCCCAGAAGCAATGGTTATCAATGCTGCAGGAGTAGCAGGGTCTGGAGTAGCAGAAGCAGGTACTATACCTTCCTCTTCGGATTTAGCAACTGTTTTAGCTTTACCTGCAGTTGCAGCTACTGTACCTTGAGTAGCTCCCTTACCAAGCACTCGAATAACACGAAGCTTAGAACCACCTTGCAAAGCCTTTTCGATATTTGATACAGAACCATCGGGTACAATTTCAGAACCATAGATTCTTTGGAACTGAGAGAATGTAGAGATGATTTCTGATGGGTCATCATAAGGGCCCTTAGTAGTTCTAGCCAATACACAAGAAACTCCTAACATAGGAGTAGTTTGAAGAACATTGTTGTTCTTAAACTTAAAATCAACATGAGGTGAAGTTGGCATAATTCTATTGTGATTAAAGTTAATTACTCGTTTAATTTATACCCTAGAGTATTGTACCTATACCTTAGGTACTTTTAACTCTAACATTTCATTTTCGTTTTGTTCTAACAAACCAATGAGAACTGATATATCCTGGATAGGTGTAAGTATACCTTCTTCCAGGGGTTTTTCTGGAAGAATACCATCTTTACATATGTAAGTATATACCTTTTCAAGTATTCCATGTTCTACATCTGGATGATCATAATAATTACCAATTTCAATGAATAGGTTTCCGGTTGATGCAAGCCTGCCCTTGTCCCATTCCTCTAAATCATTGAAATAAGGTTTTATGTATCCTCTAGCAGGTAAGCTAGTATATAAGATTGTATGTAGTAATCTCATATCTGCTTGAGTTTGAGAAACTAGATGTACATCTATGGTAATATCTTTAGTTTCATAAGGAAACTCTGAAGCTTGGTAATTACCATCCTCAAGTTTATCACCAATGATGTATTTATTCACACCAATATCTCCAGCATAATAACCCTGTAGTTCTATGGTTATTCTTGGGAGAGTCTTTGGGCCTTTTACTTGATTATTCCCTATACCAAAAAGTGGTATAAACTTCTTCATACCTTTGATTGCCTCTTGAAATCTTTTTTCGTTTTCTTGAGACAAAGGTAAGAAGTCTTCTGGGTTTAAGGTAAGACCCATTTCCAACATTGTACTAAGTAGAGAGATATAAAAAGTTCTTTCTACTATTTCTTCTGAGTTTACCATTAAAGTCCTAATCTAATATTTAATTGAACACTTTGATTGCCATTGTCATTAATATACCCATTATAAGTTACCTGAATACCTCCAAAACCACCCATTATGGTTTGTAAATGACCAACACAATTTAATTCACTAACCCATTGAGTAGCAATATTTGAAGGATAATCGGTAAGCCATACTTTAAAGGGTATTGGTTCAGAACCAATACCTCCAGGGAATTGATCCTCTATTGTCTTACTTATATCGGTTATCTTAAATTGTTTTACAAATTTAGCAACTTGAGTACCATTGATAAGGTAATACTGATAACCCTTTACATTACTAATCTGAGCAGTACTAGTATTTTGACCAAGGTTTGGGAATGGTATATTCGGAGTTGGTTCAAAGCCATACTTAGTAGTTCTAATACCTGGAGATTGAGTTATATTTAAAACTATCTCTGGGTTAGGTTCTTGCTGTGAGATAATCTTAACCGTAGTAGTTCTTTCTAATGGGTCATAGTTACTTGGGTTGTGATCTTGATTAGTAGATTTAGTTTTGATAATAAGCTTACCTGCAGCATTAGCTTCCCCAATTTCTTGGGTTACCTCTAACCAATCGGATGAGCTTTCTAATTTCCAATCTACAGCACGGTATTCATCTTGAGGCTCATTATTTATAAACTTCTGTTGGTAACTATATACCCCTATTTCTAGAGTCTCACCCCTTTTAGTACCATCGAAAGTATGGGAAGTAGTTTCCGGAGTGATACTAAAATAAGTTCCCCAGGTCTCTACTATTTTAGGAGCAGCCTTTTGTATCAGAGTTACTTCCCTTTCTACACCCTGAACTACTACCTTGAGGACCTGCTCTTTTAAGGTCTGTTCTGTATTTACTGCTTTCGGTTTTACACGAATGGTAGCAGTACCAGTTCCTGATAGTGAAGATATTTCAAAATCTACTGCCATTATATAATCCTCCTTATTTCTTTTCTAACTTCATTACGTATTTCCTTTTGTAAGGCAGCTTTTCCACCAGCAGCCTTAAATGCAGGAGCCCAGAGAGGACGAGGTGGTAAATTACCATCTCTACTACCATACTCTAACATGATAGCTATCTGATTCAAAGTTTTTCTTGAAGTCTTACCAGTATAAGTAATCTTCTTGATTCCAATTGGTAAACCAACGAAAGTTCTTTTCTTACCCTTTACTAAAGTAACTGACCTGGCATATTGTCCAGTAAGATTTAGCATGGTATGGTCCCCATACTTCTTTATGGTACCAGGAGCATGTGGTGGCCAAGATACTCCGGAACCTCTTGGAGGTACACCAGTATTCAAACTTCGTCTTACTATACGAAGAAGTTGATTACCAAACTTTTCTGTACCTTTCGCATAACCCTTAGTTAAGATACTTGGAGTTTTAGCAATCAACCTTTCTGCACGAGCTTGTTCTCGTTTATCTACGTATATTTCTAGAGGACCAATTGGAGTCGATAGTGTAATATTAACCGACTTACTTGGCATAATTCTTATTATTGTTTAGGTTTATCTAATCCCAATTCTTGAGCAATCCTTAATAAAAGGGTTTCTTGGTTAGTTAACCTCTCATTCATGGATAACTTAAATTCTTCGAAATCTGGAGCAGGATTACGAGGTGATTCTGAACGATTATTAATTAAACCAAGAATATTATCGCATTCAGAAACAACTGCCTCAAATTTGGCTTTGTTATTTAAAATATTTAAAGCATTCTGTTTCTGCATTGTTCTT